CGGGGTCTCCGGGTTTCTGTGCATTTTTGCGCCCCTTCTTTGCTGCCCTGCCCTTCAGTACTATCTCGGCCCACGCCTCGGGGTTTCGGTAGCCTTTGCGCTTGCCGAGTTCCGTCAGCCACGCCAGCTCTTTTTTGTTGATCTCTACGCGATGTCGTCTGGCGGCGTCGACGTCTTCGGCTGTAACTTCTTTAAGCTCGCCTCGTTCCGCTCTGATAGATCGTGACTCAACCTTGAAAACATGACCGCAATCGCGACATGCTGGCGCTCCGCTTCGCGTAGCAGAAAAGCAGCGTGGGCACACTCGAACGGACCCAGCGGCAGGATTGCCGATACATCCGTTAGCAACTGACCCGCTGAGATCCCAGTCGCGAGCTTCAGTCGGAAGGCCGTGCCGTAGTGTGTTTCCAGCGTGGTCAAGAATCGTAGCCACGCTTTTGCCTGGCGCCGGTCGAAGTATCCGTCCGCACTGCTGGAGCCATAGACCAACGCTTTGAGTAGGCCTAAGGGAGATGCCCACCTCCGCCCCAGGACAGTCGAAGCCTTCGGAGACGAGATCGACGGAGACGAGCCATTTAATTTTGCCATGTTGAAAGTCCTTGAGTATGTCGCGCCTTAAGAATCGGTCCATCTTGCCGTCGATCATTACCGCCGAGATGCCGGCCGCGCGCGCGCCAGCAGTGACGTGCGCCGCATGGTCAAGTGAGACACAAAATGCAATCGCGCGCTGGTCAGGTACGAGACGGTTGTAGTGCTCAACGGCGTCGCCGACCACCTTCGGCCGATCCACCGCGCCCGAAAGTTCGTTCCTCTTGAAATCGCCTGCAAGGCTTCCGACCTTCGATAGATCCACGGTGGGCGGGGCAAATACCCGTACTGGTGATAAGCATCCGGTGGCGATGAGCCCCTCAGGCGTTGGCCCCATGATGAGCTGATCGAATATGTCGCCGAGCCCCTCGCCAGACAAGCGCTTGGGGGTGGCAGTGACGCCCAGAAGACGCGCCCGTGGAAACTCGCGAATGACCCGCCCCCACGTCGAGGATAGAATCGCGTGATGTCCCTCGTCGATAATGATGAGGTGAGGCGGGGCCTGCGATGCCAGACGGCGTACAAGGCTAAAAACGGACGCCACTTGTACCGTGCGATGGGGAGAAGGCGCGTAGTCCGAGCCAATAATTCCATGGGCAACCTCGAAATCACTCAACGTGGTCGAAATCTGGTCGAGGAGCTCCTGGCGATGCGCTAGAATCCACACCACCGACCCCCTCGCCGCCGCACCCTTACATATCGCACAAAACATCACCGTCTTGCCGGAGCCGGTCGGCGCCACCAGGAGCGGTGCGCGCTTCCCATTCCGATACGCCTGTCGCACTTCCTCGAGAGCGGTGCTCTGATAGTCTCGCAGAACTATAGACATTACACTACCGATTCCGTATTCTTGACAGCGCACCGAGACTACAACACCAGGACGCACACCGCAATGACGATCCATAACCCGAAATCCACCGAGGAGTGGCTGCAGCTCCGCCAGGCCTTCGTCTCCTCGACCGAATCGAGCGCGCTTTTCGGCTTGAATCCGTATATGACGCCGTACGAGCTCGCCGTGATCAAGAAGTCGGCCGAGCCCTCCGAAGTCTACAAGGACAACGAGCGCCAGCGCTGGGGCAAAATGTTACAGCGCGTCATTGCGCAATCCATCGCGGACGACTACGGGGTGAAGGTGCGGGCGCTCACGGCCTACGCCACCGACGATCATATCAAGATCGGCGCCTCGTTCGATTATGAGGTGGTTGGCCTAAAAGATGGCTGGGAGCAGCAGGAGGAGGGCCAGGACAATCTCCGCCGGCTCTACAATCAGCACGGCACCGGGGTGCTCGAGATCAAGAACGTCGACGGCCTCGTCTATAAAAACGACTGGTTGGAGGAGGGGCCGAAGATCGAGGCGCCGCCGCACATCGAGTTGCAGGTACAGCACCAGCTCGCCGTGATCGGGCGGCTCTGGTCCGCAATCGGCGTGCTGATCGGCGGCAACCGGCGTCTGGTGATCGCTCGCATGCTCGATGAGGACGTCGCGAACGCGATCAGGGCGAAGGTCGAGCGGTTCTGGAAGGGGCTGGCGCAAGGCAAGATGCCGCCCCTGACCATGCCGCAGGATGCGCGCGTGATCCGAGACCTCTATGGCTATGCCGACACCAATTCTATCCTCGACTACCAGGGCGAGAAGGCGGCGGACGGCGACGGCATCCACGAGATGGCGCTGAAGCACAAGGAATCGACGCACTGGTTATCCGAGGCCAAGAAGGCGCACGAGACCACGGGCGCGCTCCTCATGATGTCGCTCGGCACGGCATCGAAGGCGCTGTTCGATGACATGACGATCAACGCCACCATGGTCAAGTCGACCATCGTCCCAGAACACGAGCGCGCGGGCTACCGGAGCCTGCGCATTTATCCCAAGAAGGTCAAGGGAGCAAAGAATGACGAACCGACACAGGAGCGCCTTGTATGAGTGACCAACGACCCAACGCCATGGTGGTGGTGCAGTCTTTGAAGACGCCCGAGTTCCAAAAGAAGATCACCGAGTCGCTCCCGCCAGGTCTCTCGGCGGATCGCTTCACGCGCATGACGCTCACCGCGATCCAGACGAAGCCAGAACTGCTCGAGGCCGACAAGGACTCGCTCTATCTCGCGATCCTAGCCTCCGCGCAGACCGGCATTCCGCCGGACGGCAAGAAGGCGGCGCTCGTGGTGTTCAACACCAAGGTTAAGACCGCGCAGGGCGATAAGTGGGTCAAGAAAGTACAGTTCATGCCGATGGTGTCGGGCATCATCGACAAGTTGGGCGAGGTCGGCGTCGCGTGCGATACGGAGGTGGTCTACGAGAACGATGCCTTCGAGTATGAGGCGGGCGATGCACCGAAGATTTTCCACAAGCCGGCGAAACTCGGCACCGACCGCGGCATGATGTTGGGCGCATACGCGATCCTCCGCGCGAAGGGCGTCACGATTCGCGAGGTTATGGACTCAAAGCAGATCGAGCAAGTGCGGGCTAAGTCAAAGTCGCCGGACTCGCTCGGCTGGAAGGAGTTCACCAGCGAGATGTGGCGGAAAACCGTGCTGCGGCGCGGGGCGAAGCGTATTCCCATGCCGCTCGAGGACGAGGACAAGGTGCGGCCGATCATCGACGCAGACGATGAGACCTTTAACTTTGGCGACACGCCCTCGGCGGAGCCGGTCGACAAGACGGTGGTGGCGGAGCAAAAGCCGGCGCAGCAGCCAGCGCCCGTTGATACATCTACATTCGGCGATCTGCCTGGCAAGCCGAGGGCGCAGCTCGAGCAGACGAAGGGCGAGACGCTTGAGCAGCCGGCGCCTAAGGTTGCGGAGCCGGTGAAACAGAAGTTGGCGGAGCAGGGCGCAAAGCCTGCGAATTTTGACCCGCCCAAGAAAAGCACCAAGCCCCCCTCTCATGCCAGTGAGCCAGTGCAATCGCAGCCAGCACGTCCGCGGGGACTTTCTGCCGCTCTAGCAGTTCAAAGCGATAGCGAGGATGTCTTTTAGGCACTGGGTGGATTGAACGGAATGTCAGCCGGCCATGCGCCAGTCAGCAGCATGTTGGCGACGCGATTGCCGCGGCCGGGGCCGACATCTGTGAACCACTGCGAGTTGACGCACTCATCGTGCGCGCTCTGAAAGTCACCGATATCGAGGAAGTGGATCATATGGACGAAGCCGAGGAGACGATTGAAGCCCATAAAGCTCATATCGATGAGGGCTGCTTGGCGCGGATCGTTCTGGCCTTTGAACCAAAGGAATTGCGAGAGAAAGACGAGGCTATCGTTAATGTCGTCCGAGAGGAGCATGGCAATCTCGTTTGGCTTGAGGCCCTTGTCGCGAAGGTTGCGACCTACTCCGATGGTCGGGATGCCCTTCGGGTCGAGATAGACCTTAGTCTTGACGCCCTCCTCAATGCTCAACTGAGCGACGAGACGGGCATTAAATTCCTGGTCAGTGTCCATCGCATCACCTAGTGCGCGTAATACATTTGCGGCGCGGCGGTGTACGTGACGATGATCGAGTCACCCGCAAAGACGCCGATCGCGAAGTCGTTCCCTTGGTTGAAGTTTAGCGTGAACGTGTTCCCTGGTGTCGGCCCGTTGCCGTACTTACCGGGCGCGTTCGGCGGATAGATCCCCTCATACGCGATCGAGGTCACGAGCCCGCCGCCGAGCAGCACGAGCACGTCCTGCGGGGCTGTGAACGTGAACGGGCTAGCGGTCACGGCGATGCCTTGGATGACGCTTAGGCCAGTCGCCGGCACCAAGAAGTTTTCGGTACCGCTCGGTTGCCAGCTTATGAACTGCCTCGACCCTGGCGGTGCCGGGGTTATGAATGACGGGGCCGCGGGCACACTAGTTGACGACCAAGAACGAGAAGGTGCAGCTGCCGGTCGCGGCGGCAACGCCCGTCACCGTGAACGACCCGGCTGCCACCGTGACCTGTTTCACGTAGAGGAGCGTCGCATCCGCGCTCTCAAGCGTCACGAATACCTTCGAGGTGGCGAGGCAGGCGGAACACGTCACGACGCACGCGGTCGCTGCCGCCGCGATGGCTGCGCGGCCCGAGGGCGTGTTGATCGTGGTGTTGCCGGGGGTGCCGGAATTATTGGTGTAACCAGAAACGATCGAGCCGCCTACACCGAGCGGAACAGCGCCGGCTATTGCCTTGAGTGGCACCTAGATCCCCTCTCCGGGCGTGACTCCTACCGTGTTGCCGGTGGCCGCGGAGATGAACGCAAACTGTGCCGCGGGTGGCGCCGTGATCAACACAACCGAGTTCGGCGGGATGCCCGGCGAGGTGGTCAGAGAGGCGGTCGGCGCAGCCTGCCCGGTGGCCGCAGCGTTGCCTGCAGCCTCCCAGTAGATCCAGTTGACGCCCACGTTCTCGACCCAGTACTGGCACGCGTTCGCGGACTGCGAGAGGGCCGTCATGGCGAGCGGCGTACTCGCGGTGCCGACCGCGACCTTTTGCGAGAGGTTCCGCCCGGCCGGTTGGTACGGTGAGATAAGCATATGCTGGCGGCCTATCGCAGAATGTTTTTCGGCGGTTTGATGTTTTTATCCGCTAGGCCCCCGGCGCGCGGCGCACCGCCGACCGATACCCCGAGCGCGTACGG